CCATCTACATCGACTGCATCGCGGCATCTACGGCGTCGTTCATCGCCGGCTGCGGCAAGCGTGTCAAGATGAGCCGCTACGGCCAGATCATGATCCACCAGCCTATGAGCGACGTGTTCGGCAATGCCGCCAAGTTGAAGGATTGCGTCGCCCACCTCGAGCAGATCGAGAACACGCTGTGCGAGATTTACGCGGAGCGCACGGGCAAGAGCGTCGAAGAGATACGCACGACCTATATGGATGGCCGGGATCATTGGCTGACTGCCGAGGAGGCGCTGGCCGAGGGTTTTGTCGACGAGATTTTCGATGACGACCGCACCGCTGTCTCTGCGTCGCTTACGCCGCGCGAGCGCTGCGAGCGCTACACGGCACTTTACATCGAACATGTTTCACTTAAAAATCAAGAACAGATGATCAACAAACTCAAATCGATGCCGGCCTTTTCCGACTGTGCGGACGAGGCGGCAGTCATGTCGCGCATTACGGAGGTCGTGAACAAGGCCCAAGAGCACACGGCGGTGGTCGCCGAGCGCGATGCTCTCAAGGAGAAGGTCGCCGATCTCGAACGCAAGGAGCGCGAAGCCGCGGAAGCGGCCTACGATGCCGAAGTCGACACGGCACGCGAGGAGGAGCGCATCGGCGCTGACGAAGTACCGGGCTTCAAGGCGCTGATGCGCAAAGACCCCGAGAACACGCGTACGCTGCTTGCGGCACGCAAGCCCAAGCGTCGCATCATGCAGACCCTCGCCTCGGCGACCGGCGCCGAAGGCAAGACCGACAAGGACTACCTCGCCGAGCGTGAAGCGGAGGTTCGTGCCCGGCTCAAACAGTAATCAATCATCAATTCATTCAATTATGGCAAATCCGAATATTCAAACTGCCTACGGCGGCGAAGTCCTCGACCAGATTCTGGTCATGGCTGCCACGGGCAATCAGCTCTTCGAGAAGGGGCTGATCCACATGGAGACGAGCATCGGCGACAAGTTCTACATCCCGCGTCTCCAGCTTTCGAAGCTGTTGCAGAAGCGCGTCGAGATGCCCAAGAGCGAGAACTCGAAGGGCGAGTTCAAGATCGACGAGCGTCTTCTGAAGCCCGAGGACATCATGGTCTACACGGAGTTCAACCCGCGATCGTTCGAGAAGTTCTGGAAAAAGTGGCAGCCGACGGGCAACCTCGTGTTCCGGCAGCTTCCGAGCAACGTGCAGGTGACGCTTCTGAGCGAGGTGCTCAAGCAGGTCGGCACGGAGCTGGGCTATCATTTCATTCAGGGCGTGTCGGGCGATGGCGAGGAGCAGTTCTTCAACGGCATCCTCACGCGCATGCAGGCCGATCCCGATGTGGTGAAGGCGACCTGTGCGGAGACGAGCCAGATCAAGCGTCTGCGCGCCGTCTGGGAGAAGACGGCGGATAAGGTTCGCGATCAGGCGAACTTCACTTTCCTGATGTCGTCCGCCGACTTCGACAAGTACGACAACGAGCTCACGGATCTGCATCACAAGGGCGCCGATCCGACCTCGACGAACATCGCCCGCTTCAAGGGCAAGCGCATCGCTGCGCTGAACGACTGGCCCGACGGTGTGATCGTCGGTACGATCTGCTCGCTGGGTACGGATTCGAACCTCTACGCGGGCTGCAACCTCGCCGACGACTACGAGTGCCTGCAGGTCGACAAGGTGCAGGCCAGCGGCGAACTGTACTTCATCAAGATGCTGATGAAGGCCGACACGCAGATCGCATGGGGTCAGCTGGTGACGCTGCTCGACTGCCGCACCGGGGAAGAGCCGTCGGACGACCAGAAGGGTGACCAGAATGGCGACGAGGAGGTCGTCGGATAATCGAATACGAACGCATTAAACGAATAGAATCATGAAAGTAAAACTGAAAGTGCTGGTTCCGTTCACGGACAAGAACGACCACACGGTACGCTACAAGAAGGGCGACACGGTCGCTTTCGACGACATCGACCGCGTCAACGATCTCGTCGTGCGCAAAGTCTGCCGGCTCGCTGCTATTGAGAACAACGAGCCTGCTGCCGCCACGGCTGACGGCATCGCCATCGGAGACAAGAGTTATCCGGTCGCTGCCGTGAAGGTCGCGCTGGAAGCCATCGGCGTCACCGTTTCGAAGAATGCGGGTATTCCGGCCGTCAGCAAGGCCGTCGCAGGGCTGACCGACGACGAGCTGGCGAAGCTGGCGGAGACCCTGACCGCATCGGAGGCGTAACCGGACATAGCGTATGACACCTTCGGAATTCAAGCGTACTTACTATCCGGCCATCGAGCGCGTCTGTGCCGGGACAGGGCTTCATCCGCTCTTCGTCGCGTCGCAGGCTGCGCTCGAGACGGGCTGGGGCAAGCATGCCATCGGCAACAACCTCTTCGGCATCACGGCCGGCGACAAGTGGACGGGCAAGCGTCGGATCGTGCGCACGACGGAATACTTCCGGGACGACCGTCAGGGCGGCAATTTCGTCCGCGTGCATTCGATTACGCCGTTGGCCGATGGCCGCTACCGCTACGACGTCGACCGTGCCTTCCGCGACTACGACACGGTGGAGGAGTGCCTGCGCGATCACTTCAAGGTCTTGTCTGCGAAGCGTTACGCCGCGGCGATGCCGTATCGGAGCGACGTGCGGCGATTCGCCTACGAGGTCGCAAAGGCCGGCTATTGCACGGCCGATCCGGCGGTGTATGCCGACAGCATCGCGAAAATCGCACGCATGATCGAGCGGGCTTAACTTCAATAGAAACAGAGAAATGGATAGCGTAGTGATGCAAATACTGGCGTGGGCGCTTCCGAGTGGCTTCTTGTCATCCGTGGTGACATGGCTGGTCACGCGCCGTCAGCGGAATAACGATTTTCTGGCGTCGCTGCAGCGCTCCATCGACCTGCTGACGGAGAAGTACACCGAGACACTCAATGAAAACGTGCGTCTGCAAGCGGATAACGCCCACCTGCTGGCCAATCAGAAAGTCATGGAGGAGAAGATCGACGCCCTGAATAAAAAGATCGATCAGTTAACCAAACAGCTCAAAACACAGAATGAAAAATCGAATTCGGGGAATTCCCCTCGTAGTGCTCCTCGCCGCTCTGCTGATGGCGGCGTGCGGAGCAATCAAGAACACGATGAGCGAGCAGACGGCCTCGTCGGAGCAGAGCAGCTTCGGCGTGCAGCTCGAAGCGCAGGCCGCCGCCGTTCGCGACACGCATCGGCATGTGCAGCAGCAGACGCAGACGGACTCGACGACGATACGCCGGGAGTATGCGGAACCGGTTCCGGAGGAGCGGACGGACATGACGATTCCGACACAGAACCTCCTTGATCTTCCCGACGGTGCGAAGTATAGCGCACGTAACGGCCGAGCGAGTGTCGAGGCCGAACGGCAGGGCGATAAGATAGTCGTCCGGGGTAAATGCGACAGTATTGCCCGCCGCTGCAGCTTCTTCGAGAACCGCGTATTCCGACAACGTGTACTTATCGATTCGCTCACGGCTCGACTGGATGAGATGCAGGCATACCGTGCACGCGCCGACTCGCTGCTGTCGGTCGCAGCTCGGGCTCAACGGACGACCGAGCACACGAAACAGTCGCCTGTCACATGGCACTGGTGGCTGCTTGCAGGCTTCCTTGCGGGAGGAGCCGCGTCGGCATGGCTGACGAAAACCAACCCGCTGAAAAGTATTGTAAAACTCATTAAAAACATCGTGTAATATGGCTGAAAACGCACAGCAGACCTCTGCACCGGCACACGACGGATTCATCTATGGTCTCGAAGCCCTCATTTTCAACGGCAAAGAGCTCGGCCTAATCAGCAACGACGGTTTGGACTGGGGTGGAGACGATCCGTCCACGAACAAAATCTGGGCAGCACAGAAGCGCTCGGCTCCGGTGAAAGAGATCGAGGAGAATCCCGGAACGAACGAGATCGAATTCGACTTGATCAATCTCAAACCCGAGAACCTCGTACCGGTGATGGGCGGCACGACCTCCAAAGACGGCAAGAAGTGGAACGCACCCTCGAAGCGCATCCGGCTGGAGGGGCCGGTTGTCATCCGCTCGGCGGACGGCTCCGAAACCGAAGCTGCAAAGGTTTCGCTTCTGGCATCCCCGAAGGGCAAGTACGACTATTCGGACGTGATGAAGATTCACTGCAAGATGACCTTCCTGTTGCCGGATGATCCCGAGGCGTCACCTTACGGCTTCGACTTCGCTCCGGACGAGGAAGAGGAAGTTGTCGGATAGCACCGTCGAGCGATGAATGCGAATCCGCACGTCGAAATCGAGGCAGCGGAGGCTCTGCTGGACATCGGAGTCTCGCTGCCCTTTTTCAAAATCCCGTTTACCCGCAAGGTCGTGCGTCTGACGATGCGTCGGCCGTGTCTGGGCGGTCAGATACGCCTCGCACGGCTCTACCTCCAGACGGGCATCACCTACGAGCGAATGCTGGAGTTCACCAAGCACGAGGAGCTGGCCTACATGGCGCTGCACGGGCGGCGAGTGTCGAAAATGGTATCCCTGACGATTTGCCGGGGAGCCTTCTCTACGTGGCTGTTCTCCGGCCTTCTGGCATGGCTGCTGCGCTGGTTCGTCGATGACGAGTACCTGCGTGCCGCGAACATGCAGTTCCTGCGCCTGCTGGGGACGAAGTCTTTTATGAGTATTATCAGATCGATCTCGACGGCGAACCCGATGAGACCGAGGCTGAGCCGCGAAAGAAGAGAAAAGGGGAGTTAAAGACCGTCTACGAAGGTTCCCATAGCCCCTTCGGTATGGTGTGGCAGATTGCCGCCGCAACAGGCTGGAGCGTCCGGTATATCCTCTGGGGAGTGAACTATCAGACGCTGCGCATGATGCTGGCAGACGCGCCGCGCTACGTCAAGAAAAAAGAGAAGCCGCGAACGCTTTCCGGCTTCATACAATCGAGACTCAAGAAAACAAGTAAACCGCATGCCGAAACCCGTTGAAATAGAATTTTTGATGCGCGACAAGCTTTCCGGCGGCCTCGATGCCGCCGGGAAGTCTGCCGAGGCGCTCGGAGATCGTGTCGAGCGGGTTTCGCAAAGCATTACGGAGCGCATCGCGGCGCAGCGCGAACAGGTACGCTACGTCGAACAATGCCTGAAAGACCTGCGGCGTCAGTACGACCGGCTGGGGCCGGGCAAGGCGCAGACGGAGATGCGCGCGGAGATCGAAGCCTGTACGCGTGCGCTCGAAGAGGACAAAGCCGTGCTGAACGGACTGCGCAGCGAGCACGAAAAGAACTCTGCGACGGCCCGCGGGCTTACGATGGAGCTGCGGCAGCTTCAGGGAGCGATGGCGAAGATGCGCCTCGAGGGGCGCCAGAACTCGCAGGAGTACCAGACGATGGCACAGCGTGCCGCATTGTTGCAGGATACGCTGGGCGACCTGCGCACGCAGACGAAGATTCTCTCGCACGACAATGCCGGGCTTCAGGGCCTGATAAGCGGTGCGAGCGGCGTTGCCGGGGCCTTCACGATGGCTACGGGTATCATGGGCGCCTTCGCGTCGGAGAACGAGAACCTCGTCAAGATTCAGACACGCGTGCAGAGCGTGCTGGCCATCACGATGGGCTTGCAGCAGGTGATGAATGCCCTGAACAAAGATTCCGCTTTCCGGCTCGTGACGGTCGTCAAGATGAAGAACCTGCTGACGGCGGCCAATACTCGGCTGGCCGCGTCGCTGGGCATCTCGACGGCTGCGGCCTCGGCGCTCATGGCGACGCTGACGCTGGGGCTTTCGGCCGTCATCACGGGTCTGATCGTCCTATGGGATCGTTATTCCGATTCGCAGGAGGCTGCTGCCGCCAAAGCCAAAGAGCGCGTGGAGATCGAGAAGGAGGGCCGTGCGCAGATGATCAAGACGCGCTTCGAGATCGACTCGACCCTGAAAAGCCTCAAGGAGTTCAACGGCACGAAGGAGCAGGAAAAGGCGAAGGTCGAAGAGCTCAATCGTAAATACGGCGAGAGCTTCGGCTACTACAACACCATTGCCGAATGGTACGATGTGCTGCTTCAAAAGGGCGAAGCGTACATTCAGATGCTCTTTTTGCAGGCGAAGGTGCAGGCTCTCATCAATAAGGCTACCGAGGCGGACGAGCAGGTGAATACGCTTCAGGCTACTCCGGCCGATAAAGTCAAGGGCGCCACCGGCGGCTTCGGCCGTTGGATGGCCAAAGTGGGCGGTACGCAGATGGGGATACTGCCCAGCGAGATGGATCGCGAGGTCGACAAGTCGAATGAGGAAGTAAAAGCAAGGTTGGTACAGGCCGCCCGAGAGCAGCGTGACGCCTACCTCGACGAGGCGAAGAAGCTGGTGGAGGACATCGCCGATTTGGGTAAGGAGTCCGGCCTCGGCGGGTTCATCGCGCCTCCGAAGGACGGCTCCGGCGATGTGTCCAAGCTCACGCAGAACCTCGTGGATTACGAGACGAAGGCCCGCCGGCGCATCGAGGATACGCGCATTTCGCTGATGAAGGAGGGCTTCGAGAAGGAGCGCGCCGAGGCGCAGAATGCCTTCGAGCAGGAGAAAGCTCGTATTGCCAAAGAGGAGCAGGAGCGGCTTCAGCTTTACGAGCGTCTGCGCAAGGCCGGCGGGAAGGTTACGCCGGGACAGAAAGGTACGATCCTCGCCCAAGCCGCCGCACAGCGTGTGCAGGCGGCCCGGAAGCTCGACCATACGCTGGCCGAGATCGACAAGAAGGAAGAGAAGGCGGATGCGGATCATCTCGAGAACCTTCTCAAAACCTACAAGGATTACGCTGCGGAGCGCGAGGATGCCGAGCGCAAGCACGATAAGGCCATTGCCGCGCTGCGGAGCCATTTGAGCGACGAGCGTCTGGCAGCGTTGGGCAAGCAGATGACGGATCGTTTCGTCGGTAATGTCGATCTGCTGGCCCGGCCGATGATCGACGCGGCGCGTCTGGCGGAGAAGGGGTGGCAGGATGCCGGCGAGGGCATAGCTACGGTGTTCAGCTCCCAGTTCGGCATCGATGACGCTGCCGGCAGGCGCCACGAGATTCTCATCACGCCGATTCTCCCCAACGGCGATGTCCTTTCGGAAGAGGAACTGAATGCGTACATCGACGAGTCACTGAACGGCGCCGAGGACATTCTGAAAGCCGATACGCTGGGTCTGGTGATCGCCGTCGATGTCGATCCGGACGGTACGGCGGGCGAGGCATTGCATCTGCTGCAGGAGAAGTACTACGCGCTCAAACAGGATACGGAGGGCAATGCTGCTTCCGATGCGCGTATCCGCCGCGCGCTCAAGGTCGCCGAAGATACGAAGAACCGGGAGCTGGCCGATCTGTCGGGCCTTCTTGCGAAATACCGGGATTTCGAGGCACAGCGCGCGGAGATCAGGCGTCAGGGCAACGAGGATATCGCCGCGCTTGAAGAGCAGCGCACGGAGGCTAATTCGGAGCAGATCGACCGGGCCATTGCCGTTGCGCGTCAGAAGATCGAGGAGGGCATCCGCTCGGTGAACGACGCCGAGGCTGCGAGTATCTCCAAAGACAACGGATTCCTCAAGCAGCTCTTCGGCGATTACTCGTCGCTGTCGTTCGACAAGCTGCGCGAGCTGATCGCACAGGCGAAGGAGCTGCAGGCATACCTGAACGGCAAGGGGTCTGCGGAGGGTATCACCTTCATCTCCGCCGCGGATTTGAAGAATATCGAGAAGAGTCCTGCGGAGTTGGACAAGCTACGCAAGGCGCTCGACAAGTTGCTCCAGACGGGCAAGAAGGGCGGCACCAACAAGTGGGAGAACATCTTCAAGACGTTCGAGAAGGGTCTGGCCGAACTTAAGGGTGCGAACGGTATCAAGGATATCTCCGGAGCTATCGGAACCATCGGCGCCGCCGCAGCGGACGCCGCGGGGGAACTCGCCGCGATGTTCGACCAGATGGGCGACACCCAAACCGCGGATGCCATCAGCGGTGTGCAACAGGTCATGAGCGCCGTGTCGAACATCGGTCAGGGGTTCGCCAAAGGCGGCATCGTGGGAGGTATCGGAGCCGCCATCGGCGAAGCGGCCAACTTCATCGGGCAAGCCTTCGCCGCCGAAGCCCGGCATCGGGAGGCGCTGAAGGAGATCGAGCGTGCGAAGCTCGACTTCCAGCGGCAGTACAACCTCGCGCTGCTGGAGCAGAACCTGCTGCTGAAGGAGGCGACGAATGTCTTCGGGGAGCGTCAGATTATGAAGGCTGCCAACGCCATGCAGGTCTACAAGGATGCTCTTTCGCAGTTCGAGGCCGAGATGAAGGGCTCGGCACCCAAGATGAACTGGTTCGAATACCTCACTGGCGACGCTCGCGGAACGTACGCAAAGCGCATGGCCCAATACCAAGAGGGTATCTACGGACTCGCTTCGGCCCAGATCGTCACGGGACACAAGAAGACGGGTCTGTTCGGCTGGGGCAAAGGCAAGGATTTGTACAGCAGTATTCTCTCGGTCTATCCGGAGCTGATCGACGCCAACGGCGAACTGGATACTGCGATGCTCCAGACGATTCTCGACACGCGGAAGATGTCGGACGAGACGCGCAAGTATCTGGAGAACCTTATCGAGTTGAAGGATGCGATGGACGAAGCGGAGCAGGCGTTGGAAGACTACCTGTCCTCGACCTTCGGGTCGCTGGGCGACAGCGTGCTGGATCGCGTCCGTGACATGGCTAAAGGCGTCACGGGAGTCTACGGCGACATGTGCGACGACATCTCGGCCAAGCTCGAGGAGTTGGCCGAGCAGGTCGTCTACTCGCTGTTCTTCGCCGACAAGTTCGACAAGTTGCAGGACGACCTGAAATCGATCTATGCGAGCGGCAAGAGCGAAGAGGACATCGCCTACGACGTGATGGATCTGCTCGACGACTTCTACTCGGGTATCGGCTCGAATATGAACGCTGCCGAGGCGTGGATGGAGGAGTTCGCGAAGCGCGCCGAAGAGATGGGGTACGAGCTGTGGAAACCCGATAGCACGACGCAGAGCGGCAAGGCCGGAGCCTTCACGACCATGACGCAGGATCAGGGCACGAAGCTCGAGGGGTTGATGACGTCGCTTCAAATGCACGGTGCGAGCGTCGACGATAAGATGGATGACATCGCCGAAGGTCTGGGCTCCTCGCTCGATGCGCTGAACAGAATAGCGAAAAATACCGATACGTTGCCGCAGATATTGGCCTTGTGGCAGGCCATCAAGCGGGACGGTTTGAAAGCAAAATAGCGATATGGATGTACTGAAAGGACTTTTGCTGATCAATGACATCGACCCGTTCGATGCCTACGGGGCGTTCCTCGCGGAGGACAAGCCCGGCGACATGAAGAACTACTCGTCGCTGCTGAAACCCGCAGCGGTCAAGACGCAGAAGGAGGTGTCGTTGCGGGAACGTCACGGCGTGACGGTTCCCTCGACTATCGTGCAGCGCCGCGAGGCCCGTGACGTATCGCTGCAGTTCGCCATCTTGGCCGCCGACAGGGAGGAGTTCCTGTCGCGTTATGCGTCTTTCGTCGAGATGCTCCAGACGGGCGAGGAGGGGTGGCTTGATTTCTACTTTCCGGAGATGAACCGCCATTTCCACCTGTTCTACCGCGAGGCTTCGGACTATAAGCAGTTGACGGATTTCGAGGGCGAGGTCGCCGGCAAGTTCACGGTGAAGTTTCGCGAGCCTTTGCCGTCGTTTTAACCCCATTCAAACGCCGTTCGAACGGCATTCGAACATGAAGATAGGAAAAGATAAGATCAAGCATTTCGCTGTCTGCTTCGCAGTCGTCTTCGCGCTGGGTGCGCCCGGTTTGTGGCTGGCCGCAGGGTTGGCTCTGGGTAAGGAGTACGGCGACAAGAACGCCTCCGGCAACCATTGGTGCTGGTGGGATTTGTCGGCGGATGCCCTCGGCATCGCTGCGGGATACGGATGTTGCTGGCTGCTCATGAAACTATGGAACTGAAACTCTATAACCGGAAGGGTGTGCTGAAGCTGACGGTCTCGCCGTCGGAAAACTCCACGCGTCAGAAGCGGCTGATGGGCGACCACGTACTCGGCCTGTCGTTCACGGCTTTCGAATGCGTGCCGTTGGAGGTCTACGACTACGTGGACTTCGAGGGCGTGCGCTTCTGGATTACGGAGGAGTACGCCCCGAAGCAGACCTCGACGGTCGAATGGGAGTACGATTGCAAGTTCTACGGCATCGAGAGCCTCATGAGGCAGGCCCTCGTGCTGAAGCTCGTCGACGGGGAGAACGATCCGATCTTCTCATTGACGGCTCCGGCCCGCGAGCATATGGCGCTCATCGTGGCCAATATCAACCGGCAGATGGGCACGACCGACTGGAAGGTCGGCGAGGTTCTCTCGACGGAGAACCTCACTCTCGACTACGAGGGAACCTACTGCGACGAGGCGCTCTCGATGCTGGCCGATGCCGCGAAGACGGAGTTCTGGACGGACGGCATGACCGTGAACCTCTGCCGCTGCGAATACGGCGACGAGGCGGTGCTGGGCTACGACAACGGCCTCGTGTCGCTGGAGCGGGAATCCGCCGACAATATCAAGTTCTTCACGCGTCTGTTTCCCATCGGCTCAACGCGCAACATCGATCCGGAGGAGTACGGCTACAGCCGGCTGCAACTGCCCGGCCGTCGGTCGTATGTGGAGCAGAACACGCAGCAGGGCATCGTCGAACACTACGAGCGGGATGCCTTTTCGGGTATCTATCCGCGGCGTATCGGCACGCTTTCGGGTGTCCGCAGCGAGCAGCATACGGACGATGACGGCGAGCCTTTCACGATCTACTACGTCAAGGACACGAGCCTGACGTTCGACCCGAACAGCTACGAGATCGGAGGTCTCGTGAAGCAGATGACCTTCCAGAGCGGCGAGCTGAACGGCCGGGACTTCGAGGTGAACTACGACACGAAGACGCGAGAGTTCGAGATCATCACCCAATGGCCCTACGACGACGATACGCAGTTGCCGGGCGGGTTGCTGATCCCGAAGGTCGGCGACGAATACATCCTGTGGAATATCCGCATGCCGAAGGAATACTACACCCTTGCCGAGCAGGAGTTCGCTGAAGCCGTGGACGAATACCTGCGTGAACACGATCAGGATCGCTACGTCTACAAGGGCCGCACGGATTATGTCGAAGTCGCCCGGCGGCGCCTTACGCTCGACGTCGGTCGGCGCGTGCGGCTGGAGAGCGACGAATACTTCCCCGGTACGGGTTATCGGACGAGCCGCATCACTTCGATCTCTCAGAGCGTGCAGTACCCCTCGGAGATGGACATCGAAGTGAGCGACGTGCTGGGTAAAGGCGTGCTGGAGAAGATCGACGATGAGCTGGGCGAAGTGCGGCACTATGCCAAGACGGCTTCGGCGGGGCTTCCGGATATCGTGCGGAGCTGGGAGAACACGCCAGCCAGCGATTTCAACCTTTTCTCGGCGAAGCGCAGCCGCAAGGAGTTTCTCAATAAGCGGGAGAACGACACGGCGCAGGGGCTGATCACCTTCGAACAGGGTTTGCGCCTCGGCGGCTTCAAGAGTGGCGTAACGGGCGGGGAGATAGACGCTGCGGGCAATGCGGAGCTGCTGTCTGTCGTCGTGCGCAGCCTGCTGCGATCCCCGTCGTTCGTCGACGGCCTGTTAGGGTCGGGATGGCAGTTGGAGATGGATGCGGACGGCATATCGCATCTGGCGGTGGATCGCCTGACGGTTCGTCAGACGATGCGGGTTCTGGAACTGCTCGTGGAGAAGGTTCGCTCGGTGGGCGGCGAGCTCGTCGTGTCGGCCGCTGACGGAAAGGTCTCCGGTGTCGACATGGACGCTGCGGGGCAGCAC